TCTCTGCTGGCGTTCTTTGCTGAGGCGACGGTGTTTCTGGTCCGCACGATCGATCCACTGCCGATGCCGAGGGGTGGTTACTTCTCGGTGGAGCAGATCGGTGTTGCTCCCGAGTTGGGGGACTTGTCCCGGGATCCTTCGGGTCGGTGGTCGTACCTGGCGATGAGCCTGCAGGAGGTCCGCGCCCCGTCCGCTGACGTGGTGGTGCCGGTGTTCACGTGGCGGGACGTGGTCGACAACTACACGTCGTGGGCTGACTTGATCGCGACGAAAGCGACGTGGGCGGACGTTATTCGCGACCCACGCCCGTAGGGAGGGCTGAGCCATTCAGACGACAGACGAGACCTTCCTGGGCGCTCTCGGCGGCAGCGTGGACGTCACCTACTCTGCGGACGCCTGGTACGACGGGAAACTCACCTACCAAGGCCTGCCGATCAACTCGGTCACGGTGAAGGCGGACGAGTCGAACCAGATCGAACGCACCGTGTCCCTGCAGTTGAGCACGGACGAGAAGGTGCTGTTCCCGTCGAAGCCCGACGACATTCTCGGGATGGCGGGCCAGGAGATCAACGTCAAGGCGAAGCTGGGACTGCCGACTAAGAACTACGAGTTCTCCCTGGGATGGTTCTGCAAGACGAAGGTCGAGCCCACGGACCAGTTCACGCAGTATCAGGCCGGGAATTCGCGAGTGTGGTTCCAGCGGGGGTCATCCATCGCGGTGACGGGTCCGGACCGGGCGCAGAAACTCCTGGACGCCAGGTTCGCCACGGCGTCGCAGCCGCCGGCGGGCACGACGGTGTTCGATGAGGTCACGCGACTGTGCCAGGGCATCATTCCGGTGGGTCAGCACAAGATCACCGACCAGTCCCTGTCGGCGTCGGTGGTGTACGAGACGAACGAACGGCTGGACGCCTTAGACATGGTCGCGAAGTCCGCTGGCGCTAAGGCGGTCGTGGACGAGTCCGGGTTCCTGATCCTGGTGGACCGGGTCAACTCGGGTGACGTGTGGGAAATCCCGGACGGCCCGACCGGGATCGTGGCGACGGTGTCTCGGAGCCTGGATCCGGACGGGTTCTACAACGCCGTCGTCAGCACGGGCACGGACCCGACGACGGGCGCGGAGATCGTGGGTTTCGCGCAGGAGAAGACGGGCGTGTACCGGTATGGCGGCCCGTGCGGGCAGGTGCCGTACTTCCACGCTTCACCGTTGATCACGACGCAGGCTCAGGCTGACGCTGACGCGCAGACCACGCTCAATAACCTGATCGCGCAGAGAACAGCGACAGTGGCTTTGACGGTCCCGACGAACCCCGCTCTACAGCCCGGTGACACTGCAAGGTGGGCGGCCCCGTTCGGGTCGGTGGACGGCCGGGTCACGCAGATCACCTGGACCTCGGGGTCTTCGATGAGCATCGCGATTCAGGTGCCGCTGAGCGTGGTGTGGAGCATCTCGTGACCATGCCTGTCGTGCCGCAGCCGTCGAAAGTCGGGCGGCAGATCAACTCCTTGAAGCCCTCGGGCCGCAGGTCGGTCGCGCGGGTGCTGGATGTTACTACCAGCGGCGAGGTCTTGATTGAGCTGGACCGGGAGAAGGTCACCGGCCCGATGGTGATGGCGGGCTACTCCCCGACCCCGGGCGACTGGGTGCTGGTGGAGCGTCTGCCGCACGTGACGGTGGTGTTGGGCGCGTACTTCCCCACCGTCCGGTCCCCGTCCGGGACTGTGTCGAACACGGCCCCGGGCACGCCGAACATGATCGAGGTCACGGACGATTACGGCGTCGCCCGAGTGATGCCGTACATGAGCACATACACGCCCACATCAGGCGACAAGGTCGTGGTGCATTGGGGTGACACTGTCGGTCTGGTGCTGGGGAAGCGGGGCACGATCGCCGCGCCACCGGCGCAGAGTTACTTCCCTCCCTCCCGTCCGAGCGCGAGCAACCCGGCCACATTCCCGGCGGTGGACGCCGCTTCGTGGCGCGGCGGGTCGTGGTACTCGAGCGAGGTGATCCAGGGCGATTACGGCGGGTGGGGCCAGAACTACGGGTCATGGTTCTACGGCGGCGCGATTCACCAGACCCTGTCCGGCGCGACCGCTGTCAGCGCCGCGATCTATCTCCCGCGGGTGCGGGGCGGCGCGAACTACGGGCCCGGGGAGACGGTGCATCTGTGGCGGCACACGGACAACTTCCGGCCCGCGGGTGACGTGTCGCGGGTTGAAGGCGCATTCGACACGGGTCCCGTCCCGTTGGGCGGCGGCTGGTACGCGATGAGCACCGCCCTCGCGCAGCACTTGATTGATGCGGACGGCGGTGTGGGGATCGCGGGCGATCCCTACGTGAAGATCGCGAGCAGGTCAGAGGACCCGGCGACGGGATCGATATCCATTCAGTGGGCTTAGGAGAGTCATGGGGCAAACAACACGCGGCTACCCGTACCCGGAAGTGGAGACGGACCCACCGAACGGCCCGGACCAGATTAAGGCTCTCGCGGAGGCCGTGGACACGGACCTGACGAGCGCGCTGGCGGCCCTACCGGTCCCGATCGTGGGCGGTAACCCGGCGTACACCGCTTCGGGCGCTGCGGCGCTGGACAAGCCGAAACTGTGGGCCTACCACAACATCTTCACTCTGAACCAGTTCGGGCAGGTGGCGGTGGAGACTCCGTTCTTGAACGGGATCGTGGTCGCGTCGATCGTGACCGGTGACATCACGGCGTGGAACGGGATCGGCGGGTACTACCTCGCGGACAGCGGCGGCACGAACGGCGTCTGCCGCGCGTTCTTCCGCTGCCAGAACGCTGCTGGCACGTTCCTCGGCGCGGGGAATGTTCGCGCACACATCAGCGTGGTCGGGTGGTGACGTGACCGTCAGCGTGGTCGGCACCAGCATCAGCCAGGGCGGGTGGCTCCCCGATGTGGAACACACGGGGATCTGGCCGGTCGTCAACACGCGCCTGAAGGACCTCGGGTACCGGCCGGTGGTGAACCGGGGCAGGGGCGGCCTCGCGATCCGGAACCCCGCGACCGGGGAGAAACCGGCACTGGAGTACGTGAAGCAGGTCGTGCAGCAGGACTGCCCCACCGCTGTCGTGCTCGAGCTCGGCGCGAACGACTGGTCCACGCACACGCCGTGGAGCAGCGGCACGTTACCGACGGACCTCGGGTACTGCGCGTTCGCGGCCGACGAGATCGACCAGTGGCTCCACTCCCAAGGCATCGCCACGATCTGGTGTACGGGCATGCCGGTCGCGAATTCGTTCCGCTGCGTCACGCATCAACCGCAGGGGATGCGGAACCTGACCGGTGGGCGGCTGTACTTGATCGGGTCCGGGACGGGCATCAACTCCCTCGAGCCGATGAACGCGAAGGTGTGCCAGTGGAACGACTGGCTGTGGGCGGCGGGTGACGCCGGGACGCGGACGGTCGTGGACATCTGGTCGCCGCTGCAGCCGGACAACGAGTGCAACGGGAATCCCGCCCTATATCTGGACGGGCTGCACCCGAACGCGGCAGGCTCAGCATTGATCGCGCACGCGTTCGATGTGGGCGCGCTGATCCCTCACCTGGAGGCGCTGTGACGACGTCCTACAACGGATTTACGGCCAGCAAGTCCCCTAGCGCGATCGGGATCCTGACGGGGTTCACCGCTGCTGGCGTGACGTTCCCCGCGGGGGTGCGCAGCGGCGCGGTCGCGGCCGTGTTCACCTACCTCGCGGAGCAGTTCAACGCGCGGGTCGAGCCGTTAGTGAACCCGGGCTGCTGGGGCTACTACTTCAAGAACAGCGCGAACAGCGCGGCGCTGATCTCGTGCCACTCGTCGGGAACAGCGGTGGACTTCAACGCGCCGAAGCACCCGAACGGGCGCCGGGGAACGTTCACGAACGCGCAGGTGGCGCAGATCCGCGCGATCCTCGATGAGCTCGGCGGGGTCGTGTACTGGGGCGGCGGTGGCTGGAACGGCGGCACGGTCGATGAGATGCATTTCGAGATCAAGACCGGCGTGAGCGAGGCGCAGGTCCGCGCCGTAGCCGACCGGCTCGGGACCACGGGTCCCGCCACTGAGGAGGACGAGTTGAACCAAGAGCAAGCGGATCAGTTGGCCGCGATCTACGCGGCGGTGCAGGTGCCGGGGCAGCCGTTCGGTTACCCAGCCGCGAACAGCAACAAGCTCGACGCTCTCGCGAAGCAGGTAGCGGAAGCGGTGGGGATGCTGAAGGGCCCCACGCAGTGGGATCAGCTGACGCGGGTCCTGTCGTACCTGCCGGCGATCTACGCGGCAGCGATCGCGGGTGACTCGTCCCCGCTGTCGGATAAGGCCGTGGCGGATCTCGCGGCGAAACTCAAGGACGGGCTCGGTGACGCGGTCGCGAAGAGCCTCGGTGAAAGGTTGGCGAAATGATCACGACTGCAGCGTTCTGGAAGGCCAGTGGGGAGCGGGCGGTCAAAACGTTCGCCCAGACGTTGGTGGCAGCGTTCGCGCTGGGCACGCCGATCTGGGATCTGGACTGGCAGTCCGGTGTCGGTATCGCCGCGACCGCTGG